TTGGAATTGGAAAAGGAGCAGGCACAGGAGTTTGCCTACTGGTGCTTTGTGACGAGAGACCCACAGCTGGCAGCCCAGAAAATCGGGATGGACAACGGAGCGGCCCTGATGGGACAGCGAAGGGTTCAGGCACAGCTGAGAAGGATGAACCGATTGCTGGGAAAAAGCTCGGCGGCTCAGACAGCCAAGGCAGGACTGAGCAGAATCCTGTTTGCGGCGCCGCAGATCGACCGAGACGGAAATCCATTTGCGGACGGGTTTGCGGTGGAGCGATACAAGGGCAAAGAGGCGGAGTATCAGTTTTGGGACAAGCTCAAGGCCTGTGAGCTGTTAATCAGGCTTGCCCAGATGGAGCAGGAGGAACGGGACGCATCCGGATTTCAGGGATTGCTGACAGCCTTACAGCAGAGCGCACAGGAGGGAGAAGAATCAGAAGAATCAAGAACTTGAGCAAAAAGCAGCGGACGCTGATGAGCTGGTGGCTGCCGCAGAGCCGATATTACGGGTATGACGGCATCATCTGCGACGGGGCGGTGAGGAGCGGAAAAACCGTCTGCATGGGGCTTTCCTTCTTTTTATGGAGCATGGGCAGCATGGAGGGAAAGCAGTTTGCCCTGTGCGGCAAGACGATAGCGGGCGTCAAACGCAATCTGCTGGAGCCGCTGCGACCACTGCTGGAGGAGCTGGGCTTCGGCTGGAAGGAGAAGGTTTCGGAAAACTGGGTGGAGCTGAGTGTTTCGGGGCGGAGCAACCGATATTACCTGTTTTCGGGACACGATGCAGGCAGCGCAGGCAGGATTCAGGGAATGACGCTGGGCGGTGCGCTGTTTGACGAGGCGGCCTTGCAGGAGCGGGAGTTTGTGGAGCAGGCTGCCGCGCGGTGCTCGGTGGAGGGAAGCAGGCTGTGGTTCAACTGCAATCCGGAGCATCCGGGCCATTGGTTTTACACCGAGTGGATTCAGAAGAGAGAGGAGAAAAATCTGTGCTATCTGCACTTTCGGATGGAGGACAACCCCTCGCTGTCCCAACAGATGCGGCAGCGGTATGAGCGGCTGTACAGCGGCAGCTTTTACAAGCGCTTTGTGCTGGGGGAGTGGTGCAGTCCGCAGGGGCTGGTGTACCCGATGTTTTCCAGAGAAAAGCACCTGGTCGAGCAGCCGCCCCAGTGCAGGAGATTTTGGATTTCGTGCGATTACGGGACGATGAATCCCTGCTCGATGGGGTTGTGGGGAGAAAGCGGAGGAAGGTGGTACCGAATCCGAGAGTATTACCACGATGCACGCAGGCAGGGTGTCTGCAAAACCGACGAGGAATATTATGCCGAGCTGGAACGGCTGTGCGGCGACACGGTCATCGAGGCGGTCATCATCGACCCGAGCGCGGCAAGCATGATGGAATGTATCCGTCGGCACGGGCGGTTTCGGGTGGTTCCGGCAAAGAATCAGGTGGTGGAGGGAATCCAGCTGGTGTCCCGACTGCTACAGGAGGAACGGTTGAAGTTCTGTGCGGGGTGTGCGGACAGTCTGCGCGAGTTTTCCTTATACCGATGGAACGAGGGGCTGGGAAATGACCAGCCAGTCAAGGAAAACGACCACGCGATGGATGACATTCGATATTTTGCGATGGAGGTTTGCAGAGAAAGCCAAGGCGGATTTTTTGCCGTGGCACACAGCAGAAGCCAGAAGAAAGGATGAGAACTTTGCAAAAACCGATGTGGAGAAGGAAACGAGGTCGGGAGAAGCCGCCGGCAGCCGCGCAGAGCGTGCAGGGTGGACAAATCCACACCGACCCGTTTGGGAGACTGGAGCGGCTGGGACTGCTGGACGAGAGCGAAAACCGACTGTTTGACCAGATTCGGCAGGCGGTGCCGATTGTGGATGCGGCCATCAGCAAGCTGATTCGGCTGGTGGGGCCGTTTTCGGTGGAGTGTGACGACCGTCAGATTCAGAAGGAGCTGGACCTGTTTTGCAGGAATGTTCAGGTGGGCCCGGCATCGGTGGGAATCGAGCAGTTTCTTTGCTGCTATCTGGACAACCTGCTGACCTACGGAAATGCAGCCGGAGAGATGATTCCGACCTGGGACGGGGACGGCGTCGGGGCGCTGTGCAACATCCCGCTCAAGCGGATTTTAGTCAAGCGAGGCGAGGAGCCGACCGGGATGCAGTTTTACAGCTATCCGGACGGAGTGACCGAACAGCCGGTGGAGCACCCGGAGCGAATCGTGTTCAGCGCACTGAATCCGGCGGCAGGCGAGGTGCGGGGACGGTCACTGCTGTCGGGACTGCCGTTTGTGACCTCCATCCTGCTGAACATCTATCAGTCCATCGGACAGAACTTTGAGCGGATGGGAAACCTGCGCTTTGCGGTGACCTATCATCCGCAGGGAAATGTGGATGGAGCATATGCCCGGGAAATTGCCCAGGAAATGGCGCAGCAGTGGTCCCAGACGATGGACACAGAGCAGACAAGGGACTTTGTAGCGGTGGGCGATGTGGGGATTCGGGTAATCGGTGCGGACAATCAGGTCATCGACAGCCAGATTCCGGTGCGTCAGATGCTCGAACAGATTGTGGCGAAGCTGGGACTGCCGCCGTTTGTGCTGGGTCTGAGCTGGTCCACCACCGAGCGCATGAGCCAGCAGCAGGCGGAAATTTTGGCGAGCGAGCTGGAAAGCTATCGACAGCTGTTGACCTCGGTCATCCTGAAGGTGTGCCGATATCATCTGGCGCTCAAGGGGCTGGGCGGAGAAATTCAGGTGAAGTGGAAGCCGGTCAGCATTACCGATGAGGTGGAACAGGCCAGAGCCCAACTGTTACAGGCGCAGGCCAGACAGATCGAGCAGGCAATGGAGGAGAAAGGAGAAGGAAAACGATGAGATGCAGTAAGTCGGGAAACCTGATGTGCAGGGAGATGAAGCTGGGTCCGGAGGAGCTGGAGCAGATCAACCGCCTGACCAGAAGGGAATTTCAAGAGGAGGAGCTGTACTGCTTCCGGGTGGTGCTGTGCGACAACGAGGTAGACCGAGAGTGGGAGCAGTTCGACGAACAGACGTTGGAGGAGCTGGCGGGGCTGTTTGTCGGCAAGACCGGCATCTGTGACCACGAGGCGGTGAGCCGAAATCAGCAGGCGAGAATCTATGAGGCGAGGGTGGAGCGCGAGGAAGGCAGAACAAATCTGCTGGGTCAGCCGTACTGTGCGCTGGTGGCAAAGGCGTACATGGTGAGAACCGAGCGCAACCGCGACCTGATTCTGGAAATCGAGGCGGGAATCAAAAAAGAGGTGAGCGTCGGGTGCAGTGTACAGGGTGGACGATGCTCCATCTGCGGCAGAGAGCGCGGTCAGCACGGATGTGAGCATATCCCCGGAGAGGTGTATGACGGCAAACTGTGCTGCACCGTTCTGTACGGGGCGGCAGATGCCTATGAGTGGTCGTTTGTGGCAGTGCCGGCGCAGCGCTCAGCAGGCGTCATCAAGAGCTTGGGCGAGAGAACGGGTGACAGCGTGGAAAAGCTGTGGCAGGCAGCCGGAAGAAATCAGGGGCTGTGGCTGAGCTGCGAGGAGGTTTGCCAGTTACAGGGCAGGATGAAAAACCTGATGGAGGACTGCGAGCAGACCAGAAGATGCGCCCGCCGACAGGTGATGCAGGAGGTCTTTGCGAAGGGAGAGCCGGACGAGGCGGTGAACCGCTCCCTTTCCAAGATGCTGGATGGGATGACGGTGGAGCAGATGAAAGCGCTGAGACAGATGCTCTGCCGCAGTCCGCAGAGGCTGAAGGCTTCACAGTTCGGCTGGGAGGAAGAAAAAGCAGGCGGTCAGGATTCGGACAAGAGATTCATCATTTAGGAGGAGAGCAAATGAAGGAAATTTGTATGCAGGGCTTTAACAGCCAGTATGTCACAATGAAATGCGAGGGCACAGCGGAGCCGGGAGACCTGGTTGTGATGTGCGCGGACAACACGGTGAAGAAGGCGGCTTCGGGAAAATTTGCAGGGGTGGTGCGCTCGATGAGAGGAGAGCACGCACTGGTTCAGACCGGCGGTTTTGCGGTGCTGCACTATTCCGGCAGCGACCCGCAGGTGGGCTTTATCAAGCTGGCGGCGGACAGCAAGGCGGATGCGGTTTTATCCGAGAGCGGCCGTGAGGTGCTGGCAACAGAGGTCAACACAACCGCAAAAAATGTAGGAATTTTATTTTAGGCCATGGTTGCCAAAATACAGGAAGAGGAGAAGTGAACGATGAAGTACAACTATCAGAACATCAATATTTCCAAGGATTTTTACAAGACAGCGGAGGGCTTTTCCAAATGTCTGGAGCGTCTGGACCCGAGCGAGCAGTACCACGGAACCGAGCTTGGCGGCTATGATGCCTTTCAGAGACAGCTCAAGCGATTTGACATCAAGGTGTCCGGTCAGGACAGCGACCGTTTGCAGAAGTTTTTTGCGACATCGGACAGTGCGGCGCTGTTTCCGGAGTATGTTTCCCGTGCGGTGAAGCAGGGCGTGGATGCCAACCACATTCTGGAGGAAATCTGTGCGGCGCAGACCGAGATTGAGGGGATGGACTACCGCGCAATCGTGTCCGACCCGAACTGGGAGGAGGATGCTCCGTCGGTCATCGAGGAGGGCGGCTTTATTCCGGAGACTACCATCCGACTCAAGGAGAGCTTAATCCAGCTGAAAAAGCGCGGCAGAATGATGGTGGCCTCCTATGAGGCAATCAAGTTCCAGAGACTGGATCTGTTCACGGTGGCACTCAAGCAGATTGGCGCGTGCATCGGCAAGGCACAGTTACAGGATGCGGTTCGTGTGCTGATGGAGGGCGACGGCAACCACAACCCGGCACAGAGGGTGAAGCTGGCAAATGCCGGTCAGCTGACCTACACCGACCTGCTGAACCTGTGGGGCAGCTTTGGAGAGTATCAGATGAACGTAATGCTGGCAAGCCCGGACATGATGCTGAAGATTTTGCAGATTCCGGAATTACAGAATCCGGAGACCGGACTGAACTTTCAGGCAACCGGCTGTCTGACCACCCCGCTGGGTGCGAAGCTGTTTGTATCCCCGGCGGTGCCGGAGGGCTGCATCATCGGTCTGGATAAGCGTTATGCGCTGGAAAAGGTACAGGCAGGCGGAATTCAGGTGGAATATGACAAGCTCATCGACTGTCAGCTGGAACGTGCGGCGGTGACTGCCATTGCAGGATTTTCCAAAATCTTCCCAGAGGCAGTCAAGGTGCTGGGAAAATAGGGGAAGCGTATGGACGAACGGTTATTGATGAAGGATTTTTGTCTGGTCAGCGGGCTGAAGGCGGAACAAGCGCAGGAGTGGGAGCCGCTGGTGCTGGCCTGCTGGGAGGACCTGAAGGGCAGGCTGAGGCCGAGCGTCGATCCAGCAAAGCATGAACAGCGGCTGGCACTGGCCTGTGCCGCTCTAGCCAACCACCGATTTCAGACGGTTCAGGGAACGGTGTGCTCGGCGGTTCGGGTGGGCGATATTTCCTTTACCCAGAGCGACGGTGCGCAGGCCAGAAAGGAACTGATGGAGATGGTGGGTGACCTGATGGATTCGCAGGGAATCTGCCTGAAAGGAGTGTAGTGGTTTGCAGACAGCACAGGTGGTCGGGCGGCTGATTCGACAGTGTGGAAGGGTCGTACAGTTTCCGACCGGGAGCTTTTTAGCCTATCTGAACCCGATGCGTGAGCGGACAGGGGTGCTGCAATCGGGCGAGGCCGGACGAAGCGAGCCGGAGCGTTGGCTGGTCCTTGTTTCAGCAGACAAGGAGGAGCACGCCAGACGCGGAGTGGTGTTTGAGTGCGGCGGCACAAGCTACCTGCTCGAACGGATGGAGCCGGTGTTTTGGGGGAAGGATGCCGCATATCTGTGGGGAATCGCTTCCCGAGTGCAGGAAGGAGGCCGAGCGGATGGGTGAGTTTCTCCAGATGCTGGAGCAGGTTCGTCAGGTGCTTCGGCAGGACGAGCCAAGCTTAGAGGTGCGAACCGCCTTTTCGACCCGGATGCGCCCCAATCCACAGCTGGGACGGCTGGCGGTGCTGGGAATCCAGAAGGTGGGGCTGTCCCCGCTGGGGTTGGGAAATCTGTATGACGGACAGCAGAAGGCAGGACGGCTCGCACAGGTGTGGCTCAAGCTGTCGCTGTGCTGTCCGAGTGCAGAGGAATGTTGGGAGCTGTGGGAGCGGTGCGCGCAGAGACTGATGTTTCACCCGCAGCTGAAGCTGACACAAATCGAATGCTCGGAGGCAGTCTGGCAGAAGGATTGGAACGGTGTGGTACTGCCGGTGAAGCTGTGCTGCGAGTGGGTCATCAGCGGTGAGGCGCCGGGAGCGGAAGGCCCGTACCCCGAGGGTTTCCGCATTATCAGGAAAGGAGAGAGCCGATGAAAAAGAGCTATCGTCCGGGAGTGTACTCCCGGTATGACATTATCAGCAGGCCGCACAGCCGACAGGACTGTTATGCCTTTTACTGCGGTGCGGCGGTCTTACAGCAGGGAAAACATCTGCCGGCAGGCGGAGTGGTTCAGCTGAGCTCGCTGGGACAGGTGAGGGAATATTTTTCCGAGCAGGGAGCCGGAAAGGATTTTTGCGAGGTGTGCAGGGTGCTGTTGGAGGGCGGCGCGGCAGGGGTGTATGCTGTGCCAATCACAATCGACGGCAGGAAACCGACCACTGAGGAATATACCGATGCTATCGGCAGGCTGTGCGAAATCAAGCGCAGCGGCGTGATGATGTGCGGCAGCTGTGAGGAGGAGGTCTTGCAGCTGCTGTGCCGAAAGGTGCAGGAGGCTTCGGAGAATCAGAAGGAGCGAATCGGCGTCGGGGCAATCCTGCCGGAAAAAGCCCTTGCGGCGGCAAAGCAGATGAACAGCGAGCGAATGGTGCTGTGTGCGCAGAGCGCACAGGATTCCAGACTGGCGGCAGCTGCGGCAATCGCGGCGATGCTGGCAACGGCAGAGCCGGATGAGAGTTTTTGCGGAGCAGAGCTTGGGCTGGAGACGGTGGAAAGCCTGAGCGAGGAGCAGGTGGAGCAGTTTTTGGGCGGCGGTGTGACCGCTTTGGAAGAAAATGCAGGCAGAGTGGAGTGCATCCGCTGTGTGACCACCCGAACCATGACGGCAGGAGAAGCGGACAGAACCTTTGCTTCGGTGAATACGGTGCTGATGATTGACGACATCATCCGCTCGGTGCGGGAAAGGCTGGAAGGGATGCTGAGAGGAACGGGAAGAAGGCTTGGCCCCGACAGCATTTCCTCGCAGGTGGCGGTGGTGCTGGATGAAAAGAAGCAGCAGGGAGTGCTGGTGGATTTTGAGCCGCCGGTGGTCTATCCGGAGGAGAGCGACCCGACGGTGTGCGTGGTGGAGCTGGAATTCCATCTGGCGGCGGTGCTCAGCCAAATCTATCTGACCGCACACATCACAGTCTAAGGAGGGATGAGGATGGCATTGGTTTCAATCCCGACCAGCGCGGACATTTATTTGGAGGTAAACGGTCGGAAGGTGGCGGCGGCGCAGAGCTACCGAGTGAAATCCTCGAGGGAGAGCCGATACATCGAGGCCTTTGGCAGCACAGAGCCGGTGGGTACGGTGGGCGGCAGAGTCAAGCACTGGATTGAGCTGTCCAGAGTGTGCCTGAACCAGAAGGAAGGAATCGACTTTTATGAGCTGAGCGGCTTCAATCTGGTCATCGTACTGCCGGACAGCAAGATCATCTACACCGGATGCGAGTGGGCGGACATTACCCAAGCGGCTTCGGTGGGAGAGGTCGTTCTGGAAAAGGTGAGTCTGGTGGCAAGCAGAAGAATCAAATTATAGGAGATGGGCAGATGAGGTACAGGATGAGAGGACTGTCGGCGGCGGAGGAATTACAGCTGGACGGCAGAGCGCAGGAAGCGTTTGTCTATCTCAAGGACATCTGCGGAACAATCAGCGAAGAGGAGGAGCGTTGTCTGTGGGCGGTCGCAGGCAACGCGGCTCTGCTGTCTCTGGCTCTGAATCGAGGCAGAAAAAGGGCCTTTGAGGATGCCCGACAGGTGCTGGAAGGAATGGGACTGAGCAGGATTGCAGAGCTTGCCGCGCAGTATCAGAATCGGTATGAAGGCGGGAGCGGAGAGAATTGAAAATCGTAAGGCAAAAGCTGGAAGAAAACCGCAGGGTGTATGAGAGCAGTCGGCTTGAGAAGAACGCAGTGGAGATGCAAAGCGAAGCGGAGCGGACGGTGACGGAGCGCAGCCGAGATGGCTTCCAAGAGAGGGAGCAGGCACAGGTGCGCGAGCAGCCTCGGAGCGCAGAGGAGTTGCGAGAACCGAAAGAAACCATCCTCGTGAGGGAGGAGCAGGAGCTGTTTGAGCCGAGCGAGGCCGCAAGCACAGGAGCAGATTCGATTCGGGAGATTTCGGACGAGCTGGAACGGCTTGCCCAGCGGTACGGCAGAGGAATGGAGGAGTGGCTGTATGACCAATCTGCGATTTAAGGAATATACCTTTCGGAACAATCCGCGCAGGCTGGTGGTTCTCCACAGAAAACGGACGGCATCCGCAGTCTGCTGCGGCTTTGGAGAGAGCTTGCAGCAGCTGGGCCCGGGACTCAGCGAGGTGCAGGGAGAGGGAGAGCTGTTCGGGGAGGACGCGATGGAGCAGTTTGCCCAACTGCGCGCCTTGATGGAGGGTGGCAGCGGGGTGCTCAGCGGAGCCGGATTGGAGCCGATGCGCGCGGTGCTGGAGAGCTTGCAGATGACGGGCAGCGGCGGAGAGGCGATCATCGGGTATCGTTTTCGGTTTATTGAGGAGAGAAAAGAAGGATGAAGCAGGCACAGATTCGGACATGGACCCCAGACGGCAGAGAAAGACGGCGGGAGCTGGTGACGGAATTTTCCTGCATCAGCTCGGTGGATACCCCGGCGGACAGTCTGCGTGCAGTGGTGCTGACCGACCTTGGGAGCGATTGGGAGGAAGAAATCGCAGAGCTGGAATTGTGGTACGACGGAAGAAGAATTTTTTGCGGAATGTGTGACCGACAGATTGTGAGCATGGGAGCGCAGGGCCGTCGGCTGACGCTGTGGGGACGCTCGGAAGGGGCGCTTCTGCTGGACAACGAGGCCATTCCGCAGGAATACAGCAGAATCTCGGTGGAGCAGATGTTCCAACGGCACATCCGACCATACGGATTTACCGCAAACTTGGAGCGTTCGGCGGTGCTGGAACACTATCAGGTTGGCAAGGGAGTCAGCGAATGGGAGGCGTTCAGCCGATTTTGTCAGCGAGCGGTGAAGCTGCGCCCCTATCTGGACGGAAGGACGGTGCGCTTCCTGCTGCCGGGGAGAGGCAGAAGGGTCATCTCCTCCCGGGAGCCAGTACTGCGGATGAGCAAAACGGTGCGACGCAGCGAGGTGATTTCTCAGGTGCTGGTGCGGGACGGACAGGGACGGTACAGCAGCGGAATCGACAACAGCGAAGCCAAACGGCTGCACATCCGGCGCAGAAGATGCCTGATTCCATCGGCGCAGTGGGCGCAAACCAGTGTGGATGCCGGGTTGCGGCTGGAGGAATCGATGCGCGGGAGAGTTCGCTGGGAGGTGGAGCTGGCGGGAATCGCAGACTGGGAGCTGGGCTGCGAGGTGCTGCTGGAGGTGCCGGGAACCGGGCAGTATTTCCGGGGAAATCTGGTGGAACGGGAGCTGAGATTTCGGGAATCCGGAGCAGTGAGCCGACTGGTGCTGGAATAGAAACAGGAGAGGTGGAAACACGATGTGGCTGGCAAGAAGAACATCCTCGGCAAAGGAGGAAGAACTGCGCGCTGTGAGCACACGGCAGGGCATGGAGGCGGCAGCTGTCTGCGCACCGTACGGAATCTATGCAAGACCGATGCAGGATGAGGAGCTACTGCTGTTGTCGGTGGGAGAGAACAAGGTCTGTCTGGGAGCTGTGCAGGAGCGACAGCCTGAATTACAGGAGGGAGAAATCCTATTGCGTTCCGCAGGAGGAGCGAGTATTCGTCTGTGTGCGGACGGGAAGATCCTGCTCAACGGCAAGGTGTTTGAATAAGGAGGAGAATGCGTGGATCTGGTGTTGTATCACGGCGACCACAGGCGGGACGAGCGAGGTTATCCACAGCAGACAGAGGGGACAGCGGAGAAAATCCAGCAGGCCATCATTCGGTTGACCGTGCCGAAGGGACGCTTTGCGCTGGACCCGGAACTGGGCAGTCGATTGTATGAGCTGGGAACAGGCAACCGAGAGCCGGGACGCTTGCAGGAGCTGGCGCTGGAATATGCACAGGAGGCACTTTTGGAGCTGAAAGAGGTGCGGGTGCTGTCGGCAAAGGCACAGCGCAGAGAGGAAAGCCTGTTTTTGGAGCTGGAGCTGTGCTGTCAAGGAGAAGTTGAGGAGCGGTTTCGGCTGGAATGGGAGCTGAATGGTTAAGGAGGGAAGCATGGTGGAGGAAGGCATGGGAGAATTTTTACAGAAGATGCAGAGCCGGTACGAGGAGCTGACCGGGATGAAGGCGGACGATGCTTCGGATATTGGGGTTCGGCTGAAAATCCTGGCAGAGCAGTTGGCGATGCTCAAGGGTCAGCTGGAGGAGGTCAAGCGGCAGACCTTTGCCCAGACTGCCTGCGGAGAGGCGTTGGAGCGTCATGCGGCGGCGCGCGGACTGAGCCGAAAGCCTGCGGCCTTTGCCCGAGGAGAGGTGGTCTTTTCCAGAACTGTGCCTGCGGCGGAGGACATCGTGATTCCGAAGGGAACGCCCCTGACCGGAGGAAGCGGCCAGCTTCGATTCGTTACGGTGCAGGAAGCGGTTTTGGCAGGAGGACAGACCGAGGTTCGGGTTCCGGTATGCAGCGAGGTGGCAGGTCAGAAGGGAAATTTAGCGGCAGGGATGCTCCGTGTGATCATCAGCCCGGTGCAGGGAATTGCGGCGGTGAACAACCCGAGTCCCATGACCGCAGGAGAGGACGCGGAAAGTGACCAATCCCTGCGACAGCGCCTGATGGACAGCTACCGCATGGTGACCAACGGAACCAACGGTGCATTTTATCATCAGTGTGCGATGAGCTATGCCGGGGTGCGCTCGGCAAGGGTTCTGCCCAGACACAAGGGCCGAGGAACGGTCGGAGTGGTCGTTTATGGCCCCGGGGTGGATGAGCAGCTACTGCGGACGATGCAGGAGCAGATTTCAAAGAAGAAGGAAATTAACGTCGATTTGAGCGTGGAGCAGGCGGTGGAGCGCCCGGTGACCCTGACCGCGGAAATTGCGGCAGCCGACGGATACAGCATCGCAGATGTTCGTCAGCAGTGTCAGGAGCGCTGGAAGCAGTATCTGGAAACCTTTGAAATCGGGCAGCCGTTGTACCCGGCGCTTCTGGTGCGGGAGCTGTTATCCTGTCCGGGCGTTGCCAACTGCCGTGTGCTGGCTCCGGCACAGGACAGCTATCCGCAGGAGAAGGAAATCTTTACAGCAGGGACAATTCAAATCGGAGAGATGGCACAACGGCAGAGGGAGGCACTGTGATGGGAAATTGCCGAAGACAGATGATGGAGCGGATGCGCTCGCTGGGAATCTACCGTCTGGCGCAGGGAGAGCGCAGTCTGGTGGAGTGCGAGCTGGAAGGCTATCTGTGTGTGCTGGAGGCATTGGAGGAGCAAATCGCAGCGGTGGAGCAGAATCTTCTGCCCGACCGATGCAGTCCGAAGCGGTTGGCAGAATTTGAGCGGATGCTCTCGATCCCGGTTAATCTTGCGATTCCCATCGAGAGCAGAAGAAGGATTGCCCAAAGCAAGCTGGCAATCAGCCCAAACGACTATCATCGGGAGGGTCTGGAACGGGCGCTGGGTGCGCTGGGTATCCGAGCGGCAGTCAAAGAAATGCCCGGGGAGGAGAAAATCACGGTGACAGCGCAGGAGATGGCGGACAGCAGCATGACGCTGGATGAGGCCAAGCGGGCCTTTTCTGCGCTGATGCCTGCCCATCTGGAGGCGGACTTTGTCACCGGCGGACTGAATTTTGAGGAATTTGATGCTTTGGACAGAACCTTTGAACAGTTGGACAGACTGGACAAGAGCTGGTCCGAGCTGGAAATGATGGGTGCAGAGCAGTGGCAGGAGGTGCAGAATGTCTAGCAGCTATAAGACAAACTATCTGGGCTTAAATCGGTTTGTGGGAACAGACCACCCCAAGATGGAAGATGTGAATTTTGACAATCAGACAATCGATGCGAAGTTTCAGGAGCATATCGAATCGAAGCTGCATATCACAGAGGAGGAGCGGCAGCAGCTGGGAAAGGCGGGCGTAATCGTCGGCAGCTATACCGGGGATGGCAGCTCGACCCGAACCATCACGCTGGAGGAGGCGGTGGGATTCGGGGTCGTCTTTGCGTCCGGTGAGTCGATGGTGGTTCCATCATCGTCGGGGCCGGTCAATCTGTATGCGGGGATGATGAGCAGTCTGGGGTGCAGCAAGGGAATTGCGCTGGAGGCAAAGGGATTTCGGGTGACCAACCACAGCAACAATCCGCCGGACGGGAAAAAATGCCAGCTCAACCAGAGCGGCAAGACCTATTTTTACTGCGTTTTTCCGAAAAAAGGCTAGAAAAAAATCCCCCACAAAGGTGGGAGATTTAAAAGGTGAATACGGGAAAATCTAATAATTGCGGCGGTTGTCCTCCGCACGGGCGGCGGAAATCATCTTCATCTCAATCCAGCGCTCCTTGGTGATGAGCACCTGACGGGGCTTGCTGCCCTCGAAAGGCCCGATGACCCCTTTTTCTTCCATGGAATCCATCAGTCGGGCGGCGCGGGCATAGCCGAGCTTGAGTTTGCGCTGAAGCATGGAGGTGGAGGCCTGTCCGGTTTCGACAACGATTTCGATGGCGCTGGGCAGCATCTCGTCCTCATCCTCGAAGCCGCCGCCGTCATCCTTGTCGCGGCTGCCCTTCTTTTTGTCCGAAACGGCATGGCGGTCAATCTCGGCGAGAATCTGTTCGTCGTAGGTCAGCGGCTGGGTGGTTTGCTTGATGAACTCGATGATGCGCTCGACCTCTCCATCGGTGACAAAGCAGCCTTGGACGCGGGTGGGCTTGGAGGAGCCAATCGGGGAGAAGAGCATATCGCCGCGGCCGAGCAGCTTTTCGGCTCCGCTGGAATCCAGAATGGTTCTCGAGTCAATCTGGGAGGAGACTGCGAAGGCGATTCGGGACGGGATATTGGCCTTGATGACACCGGTGATGACATCGACTGACGGGCGCTGGGTGGCGATGACAAGATGCATTCCGGCGGCACGCGCCATCTGTGCCAGACGGCAGATGGAATCCTCGACCTCGCCGGGAGCAGCCATCATCAGGTCTGCCAGCTCGTCGATGATGATGACAATCTGCGGCATGGGCTTTAGGCCGTTTTTCTCGGCGGCGCGGTTGAAGCCTGCCATGTCGCGGACACTGTAGTCCTTAAAGAGCTGGTAGCGGTTGAGCATCTCGTTGACTGCCCACGACAGAGCGCCGGCCGCCTTTTTCGGGTCGGTGACAACCGGAATGAGCAGGTGCGGGATGCCGTTGTAGATGCCGAGCTCGACCATTTTCGGGTCGATGAGCACCAGTTTGACCTCCTGCGGGGTGGAGTGGTAGAGGATGCTGACAATCAGAGAGTTGATGCAGACCGATTTACCCGAGCCGGTGGAGCCTGCGATGAGGGTGTGCGGCATTTTTGCCAGGTCTGCTACGGTGACCTTGCCGGCAATATCCCGACCCAGCGCCACAGCCAGCGGACTTTTGGCCTGCTGGAATTCGGGGGAGTCGATGATCTCCCGAATCGAGACGGTGCTGACCACCTTGTTGGGAACCTCGATGCCGACAGCAGGCTTGTTGGGAATCGGGGCTTCGATGCGGACACCGGAGGCGGCAAGGTTTAGAGCGATGTCGTCGGCGAGGTTGGTAATCTTGCTGATTTTGACGCCAGCAGAGGGCTGAAGCTCATAGCGGGTGACCGCAGGTCCGCGGGCAATATCGATGATGCGGGTCTGGACTCCAAAGCTCTGGAGGGTGTTGACCAGCTTTTCAGCGTTGGAGCGCAGCTCCTCCTGAAGATTCTGCTCGCTGGGCTTTTCGACCTCGTTGAGGATGCTGATTGGCGGCTTGATGTATTCGGGCTCTTCGGGCTCGGGCTCAGGCCGATCGATGCTGTGGGATGCGCCCTGCAAATCCATGCCCTGAGCGCGGATGTTGTCCGCAGAGACCTCGATGATTTCGTGTGGGGAGGTTCGACGCTCCGGAATCGGTTTCGGTGTGGGAGCAACAGGCTCGTCCTCGAGGGTGATGGCTTCGGGACAGAACGAGGCTTCCTCCGGAATGACCGGCGGCTCGGGCGGTTCCTCCTCCAAAATAGGCTGGAAAAATTCGGCGGTCTGGCAGGGTGTCTCCGGCTGGCTGTTGGAGCAGTCGGGATGTACGGCGGCTTCCGGGTCAAAGTGAATCATCTCCGGGGTGAGGAAGCCGTCCCCTAAATCCTCCTCGGGTGCGTTTTCCCAAGAAAGTCCGGTTTGCTGAACATCGCCGAGCTCCTCCTCGAAAATCTTCATGGCGCGGCGGGAGTTTTCGGAATCGACGACGGCACGCACCGTCGGGTCCACCATATTGGATTTCAGGGTGTTGAGTACCGCTTGGTCCTCACGGGCAAGGGAAGGCTTTCCGCTGGCGACCCGGTCAATCAGGTCATCCAGATAAGGAGAGGACAGCGGCTCCTCGTCGGAGTCGGACGGAGGAAGCCAGAAATCGCCCTCCGAGAGCGGTTCCTCCCGTTCGCTGCGGGGAATGGAGAGCTGTTTTGCACGCTCCTCCTCCAGACGCTTTTGCTCGGCGCGCTCCTGAGCGAGCTTTTCGCGCCAGTCAGCGCGGTCCTTTTGGGTTTGCTCCTGTGCCTGACGCAGTCGGTCGAGCTCCTCTTCCTTTTTGCGCTTGGCATGAAGGAAGCTGTCGGTGTGCAGACCCTCGGAGTCGGTCAGCAGCGAATTCTGCTCCTCGGGCGGTTCGGGGTCAGCCACGGGGATGTTGATGTTGAAGGGACGGCGCTCCTGCTGCTGTTCCTGCCGCAGTTGGCGCTGCTGGTTGCGGATTTCGGAGTGGGCAACATAGACCTCCTCCATCTTTTTGACCGGTTTTTGTGCGGACTGGTACAGACCAATCAGGGTGCTGCCGGTGAGCACCATCACCATGACAAAGATGAGCAGCACCATCGTGACCCGGGCTCCGGTGATGCCGAACCAGTACAGCAGCGGCAGGCCAAACAGCCCGGAAACAGCGCCTCCGCCGTGTCCGTCGATGCCGTTTTGAAAGAGGAAAAGGAACTTTTCGATGAGGTTGCCGTTGGGAATTCCGAGGCCGAACACCTGCGTGGCTCCGCTGAGCAGGCAGATGAGCAGCATCGACTGCCAGACCTTGTGCCCGACTAAGCCGATGGGCTTGTCCAGCGTGGTCATGATGGCGATGTAGAACAGCAGAGGAGCAATCAGGTAGGCGCTCCAGCCGAACATTCCCAGGAAGAAATTGTGAATCCAGTTCCAGACATTCTGACCTTCAATCAAAGTGGTCGCCATGATGAAGATGGCAACGGCAAAGACCACGATGGCCCAGAATTGCTGGCGCGAGTGCTGCTCGCGGTTCTTGCGCTCCTTTTCCGATGCCGCAGTACTGCGGGAGCGGGTGGTGCTTTTGCTGCGGGAAGATGTTTTTTTGGTCGCCAT